CTACTATTTACTGGTCTGACCTGTTATCAGGGCATATCTGGACAGGAGGCTCATCAGGATCTATAGATATTTCTAAGGTATGGCCTGACGGTCACGATGAAATCGTTGCTCTTGCTGCTCACAATGATTATTTAATTATTTTTGGCAAACGAAGCATTGTTGTTTATTCGGGTGCAGATGCTCCTGCCTCAATGGCATTAGCAGACACTGTTTCGGGTATTGGTTGCGTAGGTAGAGATACCGTTCAAAATACAGGAACAGACCTTATTTTCTTGTCCCACATGGGTCTTAAAAGCTTTGGCAGGACTATTCAAGAAAAGTCTATGCCAATAAATAATTTATCTGGAACAATCACTAAAGACATAATTGCGCTAATTGTTTCTGAAACAGAGTTTTTTAAGTCGGCTTACTTTCCTGAAGAAAACTTTTATCTTTTAACTTTTACAGGATTTAATACAACATTTTGTTTTGATATAAGAGCCACATTGCCAGAAAACGGTTCTTACAGAGTAACACGCTGGCCTGGAACTGGATTCACCTGTTATGACCGTAAAGCAAACGGAACTTTGTTAATTGGTGGATCGCACGGCGTTGGTCTTTACTCAGGATATTTAGACAACGGGCAGACGTATCGTTTTCAATACACAAGTCCTGAGTTGACGTTTGGTGACATAACCAAGTTAAAGTTTGTTAAAAAATTAAGACCTGTCATAGTTGGCGGATCAGGAGCTTCAGTCTATATAAAGTGGGCTTATGACTTTAAATCATCGTCTGGTTCATCGTTTATAGATTTAAGCACTCAGGCTATCGCTTACTTTAATGAATCAGAATTTAATATAGGTCAGTTTTCTGCTGGAGAACTGGTAACAACAAAACTAGGCGTTAATGCTAATGGAAGTGGTGGTAGTGTATCTATCAACATGGAAGCAGACATTAACGGAGATGAATTATCGTTACAGGAAATAAACGTACTTGCGCTACTAGGTAAAACGCTATGACGAATATAAAGATTAAAAGAGGAGTCTGCTGATGGCTTTAGAAGATTGGTTAGGTGGAGGGGCAGCAGCTTTAGGACTTGCACTTGCTGAAAAAGGATATAGCGATGTAGGGAGCGTTGGCAGAAATGTTCGTGATACGTTGGCTGGCCCTGGCGGGCTTGCTGATGTTATTTCAAACAGATTAAATTTTCAGCCTTACACCGTTACGACTTCTACTGGTAGTAATTTTGGTATGACGCAACGTCCATCAACAGGCGTTATGCCTGGTGTCAATCCGAATTTTAACCTTGGAGATCCCGCTTACAACGCAGCTAATACCAGTCCAGAGGTGCAAGCAGCAATTGCGGCTGGAGCAAACAGTCAAGCGTCTGCTAACGAGCTTGCCGCTTTTAATATGGGAGTTCCTGATTTAAATAACGATGGCAGGATTTCAAATGAAGAATTTACTTCTTGGTCTGGATATCCAGCATGGGCTGAACAGCAAGGCGGGAATTTTTTAATTAATGACGGAACAGATCCTGGAGGAATGGCGGGGTCTAGGTTTACTGGACAGTATGACGCAAACGGAAATCCTATTTTTGTGCAAGCTGGTACTGCTGGTACTGCTGGCACTACAGGTGCGGCTGGTACTGCCACTGGAGAGCCATATATTCCAGGGCAGATGGATTACTTGTTAACTTTATCCCCTGATGAAAAAACATTCTATGAACAACGGTTAGCAGACGCTGGCGGCATGTTTGGTCGGGCTGGAAAGTCTACTGTAAGTGTCATGCAGGATGATGGAACAATCGTTGAGGTTCCAAGAGAGCAGCAGGTCTTTGATCGAATGATGGCGGCAATGGCTCCGCAAAGAGAGCGAGATCGTCTTGCTCTTGAGCAGCGATTGCAAAATCAAGGGCGGTTAGGTGTTCGTACAGGTATGTTTGGTGGAACCCCTGAACAACTTGCGTTAGCGCAAGCTCAAGCAGAAGCAGAAAATCAAGCTATATTGAACGCTATGCAGTTTGCAAGGGAAGAGCAAGAAAGCCAAGCAAGACTAGGTGCAGGTATGTTAGCCGCTGGTTATGTGCCACAAGCTCAACTATTAGGCGCATTAGAGCCTGGAATGACAGCAGCAGAGCGCAGAAGACAGGCTATATCTCAGCAAACTGGAGCTTATGGCGAAACCTATGCTTCTGGAATACAAGGATTGCTACAGTCTGCCCTGGCTCAAGCTAACATTGCTGGTGGTGTTGGCGGCAGAATGGCAGAGGCTGCATTAGGCGGCTTATTTAAGACATAGGAGATAGGTAATGGCTAGAATAAATTTAGACTTTGGCTTGCCTGACTTACGGGCTGGATTAATGGGCGCAGCTGGTGCGGTTGGCGGATTGCCTGGGCAGTACAAAGAAGGCCAGAAAAAAGATGCTTTTAATTCTTTAATGAAGCAAGCGCAAAATGCTATGACGCAAAATAACGCTGCGGAATTAAGCAGAATTAGCCAAGAATTGGCGCAGCTTGGATTTGTTGAGGATGCCCAAAAATTAACAGAGGCATCTAAAGCAGCTACTAGAAGACAGCAAAACATTGCTGCTGGAAAAGCAGCTTTGTCGGAAGATTTTACTCAAATGAGCGCAGCAGCAAAAACATTAGCAGGAGAAGGAAGATTAAATGAAGCTATAGAGTTAGATGATCGAGCAAAAGAAATTGCCAAAAGAAAAGGAAGAAATGCGTTATCAATATATTCTTCAAAAGAAGGTATAGATTTAAGCGATGGCAGAGCGCAAGAAGGGTTTTTTAGAATTGCAAATGCGTATGGCCTTCAAGATGAAGCTAAAGGTCTTCTTGACGATTATCTTGGAGTTTCAGATAAAACAACTTTTGGAACCGAAATAACGATCAGAGATAGCCAAAACAATAAATTTACTCGCAGAATTGCCTATGACAAAAAAGGCAAACCAAGAGAAATCATAACTCCAATAGGAAATTCTCCAGCAGAGCCTATAGGTGATATTACAGTTATTTCTGGCACAACGGGCGCGAGTGCTTTTGATAAGCCAGACATTGCGGCAGAAACAGAACTCGAAACAGAGTTTGCAAAACTAAGAACAGAAGCTTTAGGCAGTCTTCCTGGGTTAGAGTCGGCATTATCAACAGCGCAACAAAGTCTTGACTTGTTAGATAAAATAAAAACTGGCGGTGTTACAACCGCAATGATAAGAGGAGCGCAAAGTTTTCTTGGCAATCAACCACAAGATGAAGCTGAATTTCAATTTTATGCTGCTAAAGCAGTTCTTGATGGATTAGCAAATTTTACAGGAGCAATATCTGAGGGAGAAAGAAAATATTTAGAAAATATGTATTATTCTCTCGAAAGAAGTGGTTTTGCGAACAAGGCTATACTTGAAACGTTAGTTACACAGTTTGCTGCTGCAATAGAAAGCGCACAATTACGAGCAGATAGTACAGGTTTTAACGACTACAATGAAAAACTAAAATCAAGACGAGAGCGTTCAAGCAAAACAAAAAAACAAAGGATAGTGTCTTTTTCAGCCCAACCCAAAGGTTAATAACAATGAATGAAGAAGAGTTGATTTCAGTTACATTGCCAAATGGAAACGTAATAACTGATGTTCCCTTAAGCGCAACACAAGCTGAAATTAAAGATAAAGCAATTAGTTTAGGTGTTGCAGACGTTTCAGATTTTGTTATTGACCCAGTTGTTTCTTTAACAAACAAAAAAGAAGAAGAGCAAGAATTTGAAATTTTAGAGTATTTAAGAGGCAATTTAGACCTCCCTGCGGGTATAGCTGGGTCGTTAGTTGGTGCTGGACTAGGTGTTCCGGCAGGGCCAGTAGGCATGTTTTTAGGGGCAACAGCTTTAGGTGGAGCAGCTACGTTTGCTGGTTCTTTAGCTTCTGATGAGCTTACAGGGGAAGATTTAGACTACAACGAAGCACTAAATCAAGCCTTAACTTCAATGGGTTTTGATGTAGCAACAGCCGGAATAGCAAAGTTGTTAAGACCATTTTATAGGCCAGGGGTTGCTGCAATTCAAAAAAAGCTAGGGTTTACTGTCGAAGAAACAGCAAAACAAATTGCAAATAATTTGCCAGCACCAGGCACTAAAGAATCTTTGCAAGCAAGTCAAAAAATCCTTTCTAAAGAAAAACTTTCTTTAACTCCATTTCAAGCAAATGCTCAAGGGTTGTCTGTTTTGAATGAAAGATTAGCAAGAGGGGGTCTTTTATCTGGAGGCATAATGGATACAAATATGTCTGCTGTTAACAAAGCAACTCAAGACGCAATTCAAGAGATTACTAATAGATATGTAACAAACATTGATGGATCTCCAGGAGAAATTGCAGAAGTATTATTTGATGTTATTAGCCAAGGGAAAAAAGCTCTTTCAAACAATTACGGTGCTGCTTTAGACGAAATTATATTAGATGGAAAAAATATAAGGCTTCCTGTAGGCACGTTTACAAAAACAGCAGAAAAGTTTATACAAGATAACCAGTTAGAATTAGTTAACAAACTTTCAGACGAAACCATTCAGTATTTAAAATTACAAACAGGGTCTTTAGGAAATAATCCTTATTTATTAGTTGGTCTTGAAGACATTATTCAGATAAATAAAAAAATAACACAAGATGTTAGCCAAAAGTTTGGAAATCCTGCTAGTAAAGAATATAACCAAGCATTAGAGTATGAATTAGGACGGCTTTCTTCATTGATGAGAGAGTCAGTTGCAGATGCTATTTCTTCTCAAAACCCTGAGTTAGCTAAAAGATATGCTGCGCTTAACAAAGAGTATCAAAAAGGGTTAACTAACATTCTTCCAGAAATAAATGTAAATTTTGCTAGAGAAGCAAATAAAAATAGCTATAAGGCTTTAGGAAATTTAATATCAAAAGCTGGAGATGTAGATAAAGTATTAGCATTAAGAAAAAGTTTACAGGAAAGCTTTAAACAAATAGGAAAAGCTGCTACATCAGGAAATGCTAAAGGTCTTGCTCCTACTGCAATTAGCAATTATTCGGAAGCAGATGAGTTAATAAAAAAAGGATTTTTAGAAGAAAATTTTTCTACCGCCTTCAGAGCAGGAGAACAGTTTGACGTAACAAAATACGCTTCTTTAGCAACAAAATTAACAAGGCCTTCTGAAATTGCAAAGTGGAAAGCTACTTTAGGGGGTCAATACCCAAAAGTAAAACAACTAGTCAACTTAATGTCAGAAGCATCTACGAATCCGCAAAGCACCCTTGGAGACTTACTGTTAAGAAGCAAAGAATTTCAAGCCGTAGGGACATTAGGGACAATTGCCGCAGGGGCGGGAGCAGGAGCATTAGCTGCCGGAGGAGTTGGAGGAATAGCAGGGGCAATAGCCGTACTGACTGTCCCTATGGTAATGGCTAAAGTTGCAACAAGTCCAAAGCATGTTAATAAGTTAATAGCCTTAGATAAGGCAAAAGAAATGTCTCTTGCTAAATCAGAAAAGGTTGTTGCTTCTATTGTGTCAGATGTTCTTGATAAAATGACTGAAGACGAATTAATCGAACTTAGAAATACGATCAGAGATGCTAATTTAGTGCAGGAAGATCCCCAAGAAGAGCAAGGGATGGCTGTTAATCAGTAACAGGCTTACAGTACTCCATCACGACACTACAGGCTTCACGTACAGCCTCATCTTCAGCAATCTCTTCATGTAGCTTGCAGAACTCCCTTACGACAGAGACCTGGAAGTCCTCAGTAAGTATGTTGTTTATATCCATCTGGTAATGCCTTTTGTATGCCTGATCCCACTCTTCTGGGGTACTTCATTAATGCTCATTATCTTGCCTCAATATCCATAATTGCTTTTCCTATTACTTCTGGAATTTGTGGGATTACCGCATTCCCTAATTGTTTAAGTCTGTCCATCCGACCGGAAACCCCATTAGCCACTCGACCCACTGGGGGTTCAGGGAGCCAGTTTCCTGGTTTGCTACGTTCACCGCATCGGGGAGAGAGTTGGTTTCGTTGCGCCCTGCCTCTTTCAGTGTTTCTAACTTCCTGCCGCCCTTGTAATCCCTTGCCGCTGGCGTTGGCCAAAGACTCTTTGCTACCATTGTTTCTAGGTTTGGATATTTGTCGTTTCTCCTGTTCACAATATTTTCTGCTGACATTGCGCTGCATGATCGTGGAGTCAGCCACATTGTTATTGTTTCTTTGAAGGTTGTTCCGTTTCTCCTCATTGACGTATTGCTTCCCATTGGAGAACTTGTTGGCGTTGGCAACAATCCAGACTCTATCCCTGCGGTGATAGGCGCCGACGGCACAAGCTGGTATAACAAACGTCTGGACGGCGTAGCCTTTACCTTCCAGGTCAGCCAGCACGTCATCGATCCCCATTGTGATGAGGCCAGCAACATTTTCTCCAATGACCCAATCTGGCTTGATTTCGCTGATAAGCCTGAAATATTCTCCCCAGAGGTAGCGGTCATCGTCCTTGCCTTTTCGCTTCCCGGCAACGCTAACTGGCTGGCATGGAAAACCCCCGCAAATAAGTCCAGGTTTTTCGATTCCGTCATTGTCTAGCTGCTCCTTAGTCAGAGTTTTTACATCGTTGTACTGGGGCACGTCAGGCCAGTGCTTGCTAAGAACTTGACGACATTTGTCGTCTTGTTCACAAAACGCGATTGTCTCCATCCCTGCCCTTTCCAGACCTAGACTAAACCCGCCAATCCCTGAGAACAGGTCAAGCACTTTCACTTTATCGTGCCTCTGTATAAATAATTATGTTGCCTCAAATTCTTTCTTGGAAGCCTCATTATAGTCATGCAGCCAATCTTCAACCGCTAAGTTTAGCCCCAGGTCAGTTGCAGCCCACGCTTCAACCTTAGTCAGCAACTCGTTCATCGATATAATCCCTTCACGTTGCTCCGCAACAGATAAGTCGCTTTCTAACTGTTTGTATTGGGAAGACCTCATTGCCACTTCAACCTTCTCATCCCCTCTGAAATAGGCTATACCGCGCTCTATTCGCCGTCCTACATCTGGATCAGGATTGTTCAGATAACCTTCTATCAAGTCCAGAAAGCGGTTAAAAAGAGGGTCAGAATCTGCCTTAATGCCTTTTACGGCGACTTTTTTAGTATTCCCTAGCCCTCTCAGGATCAGTTCCTTCACCGCTCCCTCATGCAGCATTACGCCGTTCTCCTGAAGATGATCCCGTATGATCCTGCACCACTTATGTAGGCAGTCGTTTTGTTCTAATGACCTGTTCACTGCTTCTCCTTTAAAGCCAGCCCGCTTCATTACCTCGCCTATGTGCAATGCCTCTTCCGAATCTTCAGCATCAATGCCTACATGCTGAACGCTTATCGGTGGGGGGCGCATCATATCCAGACCACTCCTGAACCCGTTTTAGACAACTTGTATTTCTTCTCTCCGGCCCAACCATCGAAGTAAGGTTGTTTCTGGTTGCAGATCTCTTCATGCCTTCTGGATTTCGGATGACTTCTGCACCCCTCACAAATGGTTAACTGCGGGTTGCTCCGACTGTGATTACCAAATGTCTTTAATCTGGGGTAATCATCGTCCCATCGCCCCTGATTTAAGTAGGTTGAAGGATTAGGAATGAACTTTCCCTCGTTCCACTGAGCATCCGTACTGACTCTCTCTGGTAGGGTTTCCTGGATGCGGCGTTTTTCTTCCGCACCTAGCTTGCTCCAGATCCTCTGACACTCTTTCTTCCCCACTTTCTTGGGGTAGTGTCTCCAAAACTCTTCAAACTCCATTGTCTCTCCTTAAAAGCTATAACGGTCTTTCATTGCTTCAGCACAAAGATTCTTTGACCGTTTCTGTGGATCACAACACCCAGAAGCGGGTATTTTGACTTAACAGGTGCAACCTGTTTGCGAGGTGCTTGCCTCAGAAGCCGCCACGTTGCGTTTTCGTTTATTTCGTATTTCATTTTTATCCAAATAAATCACGGTTTTTTGTCAATCCCACGCCTTGATTCCATGTTGCAGCAGAAGCATGTCCCTCAATTCTCTGCATCATAACGATTGCGCGGGTTTTTTTGTCAGGGGGAACGTAAGCACCTTTCCAGCGTCCAGGACTTCCACAGTGCCTCGCAACATTGGTTGAATCTGCGCTTGCTAACGGCAAATGACTGAAAATAGTTGGATCAAGCATTCGCAGTCCATGCAGTTTGCAGATCGGACGACCTTGCTCGTCAGTAACAACATCCATAACCTCTGCCATCCGTTTCCACCAAGCCGGAGAGCCAACCGTTGAATATTGCCCTGAACTTCCCAAGCAAATCCGACTGTAGGCATAAGTCATTTCGCGCAAAACGCTTAAAGGTTCGTGCAAATGATATACGGGTGCGCCTAACTTCCACACTTGGCTTGAAACCTTTTTAAACCAGTTGCTACGCATTCTTTGGTTGTCGTTGTGATCGCCATCAATGACATCTGGAATGCAATAGAAATCAAACCCAGGATGACGATGCCAAGTTTCAACAAATTCGGCAAAACCATCCATGTCAAATTCTTTGCCTTGTCTCCAAGATGTGAAAGCACCGTTGTCAAAACAGAAACTTTGGCAAAGTTCAATAATCATTTCAGCATTTTCGTTTGCTGCAAAACTAATCATTGCATGTTTTCCAGCGAAAGCCAGTTGTGTAAAAGTTCCCCCCGAAAAAGGACATCCGTGATAGTGAATCATTTTTCACTCTCCAAGCATTGTTTGCATTTTTTCCCTTCAACAATAACTTTGTTAAACACATGACAGGCTTTGCTCCGATAATGGTGACAGCGGCCCCAATGCCTATCTGTTCGGATTAAGCAACTTTCGCCTCTTGGAACAAGCAAACGAACTTCAATGGCAACGCTTTCGTCTTCTAAGTAGGTCACTAGAATGGCACATCCTCTTCAAAATCGTCGTCCGACATTGCCGTACCCTTGGAATTTTCTGGTTGCCAATCATCGACTTCGCAATACCAACTACCACTTTTGGAAACCAACACCTGCAAATTTATCCACTCGTCCCCTTTTTCGTTGGGCTTTGGTGACTCGCTTTTCAGCCAAGCGATTAAATCGTTTTTCTTCACGTTTAGCTTAGCTTTCACAAAATCAGGTGCATTTTCCGACGGCGACTTCGCATAAAGGCCGTTTGGATACCGTTTATCTGCCATTTTTATAGTTCTCCGCAATAAATAAAAGATTAGCTGGCCCTATCTCTGCCAGCGTTTGATCAATCCAGAGATCATCGTCACAAAGTTCAAGAAGATAAGCCTCAAAGATTTTTTGACCTGCCTCTTCCAAGCGACGAACCTCTTTCTTCAACTTGCTTTTCTTCCCAGGGGGGAAGTTTTTGAAAGCATCAACAAAAGATTCCTCATCTTTCTGCGCCCAGACGAAAATACTCAATCCATCCTCAGACGCTATCAGACGCTCTAGGTTCATTCTTTTGCAACCCATGTACTAACTGGTATGTCATCCCCGAAATCCCGCCAGATCGCTTCTCTGACTTCCTGAGAGGACATATCACCATTATAGTGTCTTACGAGCGTTGCTTCATCAAAAACTGACCACCTTGGCAGGTCATCAGCATCAAGTTTTAGTTCTGCTATCATTTTCAGCTTCCTGTCGATTGATTTCCTGAAAGATTACTTGGAGGAGCTGGGGTACATTTGTCCCCTCTGATAGATCCACCTTCGCCAGTTCGTCGTACACGCGATTTATGATTGTCAGTCGCATCAAAACAACTCCTTGACTCTATGCTTGGCATAGTGTCTGAGTTCGGCCTCAAACATTTCTTTTTCTTCAGCCTCAGTGTAAGGGCTTGGAGTCGCAGTCTTCCCTGCTGGCCTAGACTCTCTGAAGTCATCAGCCTCGTCCTCTGAATAGACATCACCGTGAAGTCCTACAAGTTTCAGGATTACTCTATCCTTGGCTCTTTTTTCTGCCATCGCAAAGGGATACGAGTTCTTGTTGTTGTATGGGGCTGCTTCTCCGATTGACCACTCGCTTTTGTCACCCATTCTGCCTGTACAAAGCACCACAGCCTCTTTTTTGCTGACATCTCCACCTAAAATCTGGGGTGGATCGAAGATGATGTGCCGCTTAGCAGCGACTTTTTCCAATGCTTTGTGCAGCAAAACATAGGTTCCGTGACAATCCCACCCAGCTTCGCTTGGGGTTAAGCCTATTTCCTTCAAAACTTCACCGACTAGCGGTGGTACACTGCTCTTTTTTGCCATTCTGATCCTCCTGGATCATTTCAAAAATTGACGTTGTTGCTTCTTCTAAACTTTTAGCCTCTGCTAGGTAGGGTCTGCCGTCCTTTTTGTGAAACGCTACCCACACTTGTGATTTTGGATCAAACTGAATCTTCATCAAAAATCCTCATTGCCATTCTTTGCTTGATTTTCCGCGCCATGAGGTCTGGATCGACCAGATAGCGGTTGTTTTGAACGAACTCACTGAAGTAGTCGTCGATGTTCTCATCATCGAGGTCTTCAATGATGTCTTCCAGGACGGTTCCTATATGAATCAGCCCAAGTT